TAAGTCGTATGGAACAAGAATATGTGACCAAGTTGGCTGGCAAGCTGACCGTAGTCCCCGAGTCTGATAGCCGTCCTGCGGTTATCACGAACGCTGCACCGATGTTCAGTGCAGTGGAAACCCTCGCTGAGATCCCCTCTTGGCTTTTGTAAATCAATGGAGTAAATGTAATGTCCGAAGTTATCTTTTTATCAAATGTCCGTTTGTCTTTCCCCCACCTCGCAGAACCACAGCGTCAGGTCAACGAAGCCACAGGTAAAGAGCGCATCTCTTACAACTGTGAATTCTTGATGCCTCAGGATCATGCAGGCTTCCAGCAGTTTATGGCACGCTACGGTGCGATGGCACTGGAGAAGTGGAAAGAGCACGCCCAGACTGTCATGGGCATGATCCAGCAAGACCGCAAACTGCGTTGCTTTGGTATGGGTAGCGAGAAGGTCAACAAAAAGACTTTCCAGCCCTATGACGGCTACGCTGGCAACGTGTTTATCACTGCTGGCCGCGACTCTGCACCGCAGATGATTCAAGCCGATGGCTCACCTGTTGATCCTGCCAACACCATGGCGTTTCAACAACTGGCACGCAAGATGTACGGCGGTTGCCGTGTCAATGCCGCTGTCAAACCTTGGTTGCAAGAGAACAAGCATGGCCGTGGCATCCGCTGCGACTTGATCGCTGTTCAATTTGCTGGTGACGATACTGCATTCGGTGAAGGAGCCGTTGATGCGTCTAACTTGTTTGCTCCGGTTGCATCTGCTCCGGCTGGAATGTTCGGTGCTGCGCCTCAAGGTGCGCCTGCGATGCCGAGTGCGCCGTTTCCGGGCCTACCTTCGTTCTTAGGTGGTCAGTAATTGAATCGGGGCCACTGCCTCTGGGAGTTCCCGGGGGACCGGACAGTGGCCCCACCCAACTTGGTAATCGTAATGAGTAATGACTATGTGTATGACATCGAGACCTACCCCAACGTCTTCACGTTGGCGCTGGAGCATTCAGAAGCACCGCTATGCTGGTCTTTTGAAATCAGCGACCACCGCAACGACTCCAAAGAGATCATCGAGTTTCTCCAGTATCTCAAGGATACGAACGCCCGGATGGTCGGGTTCAATAACTTGGGGTTCGACTACCCCGTCCTGCATACGCTGATTCGCATGGGCAAGTCCGATGCCCGAAGCCTATACGACAAAGCCATGGCCATCATTCACTCGCAAGACGATGACGAGAATGGTAAATGGATGCACCAAGTCAACCCGACTGATCGGTTTGTTGACCAGATTGACCTGTTCAAAATTCACCACTTTGACAACAAGGCCCGAGCCACCAGCCTGAAAGTGCTGGAGTTCAACATGCGCTCTGAGAGCATCGAGGACTTGCCGTTCCCTGTGGGCACGAACCTGAACGCTGAACAGATCCAAGTGCTCAAAAAGTACAACCGGCACGATGTCGCGCAGACCAAAAAGTTTATGCACTTCACGACTGACATGCTCAGTTTTCGTGAAAAACTATGCACGTTGTACCCCGGTAAAGACTGGCTCAACTTCAACGACACCAAGATTGGCAAGGAATTCTTTGCCATGAAATTGGAAGAAGCAGGTGTTGCTCTGTACGACTACGGCTCCAAAGGCCGCACACCTCGTCAGACACCCCGCCCCACAATTGCACTTAAAGATGCCATCCTGCCTTGGATCGAGTTTCAATCACCAGAATTCAACCGTGTGCTCAACTGGCTTAAGGATCAGGTCATCACTGAAACAAAGGGAGTTTTTAATGACCTCACTGCTACTGTTGCTGGATTCACTTTCGTATTTGGTCTTGGGGGTATTCACGGGAGCGTTGAGTCTAAGGTGGTCGAATCGGACAGTGATTACGTTATTGTTGATCTGGATGTTGCTAGTTATTACCCGAACCTTGCTATCGCAAACGGATTTCATCCAGCCCATCTTGGACGCGATTTTGTAACGATCTACAAGAACCTGTACGAGCAGCGCAAGTCGTACCCCAAGAAGTCAGCCGAATCAGCGATGCTGAAGTTGGCGCTCAACGGTGTGTATGGCGACAGCAACAGCCGCTTCAGCGTGTTCTATGACCCGCTGTTCACCATGTCCATCACGCTCAACGGTCAACTGCTGCTGTGTGTGCTGGCCGAAGGTTTGATGCAGATCGAGGGGCTGAAGCTGATCCAAGTAAACACCGATGGCCTGACGGTGCGTGTGCCCCGCAGCCAAAAGATGATGGTTGACTTGGCCCGAGCAGCGTGGGAGCTTCGCACCGGGTTGCAGCTTGAGGAAGCGATCTACAAGCGCATGTCAATTCGTGACGTGAACAACTACCTTGCTGAGTATGAGAACGGCTCAGTCAAGCGCAAGGGTGCGTATGAGTACGACATGGAGTGGCATCAAAACGCCGGTGGCTTGGTGATTGCCAAGGTAGCGGAAAAGGTGCTGGTCGAGAATGCACCGATCCGCGAGACACTGCACAACTGGCCCGACATCATGGACTTCATGCTTCGCACCAAAGTGCCACGGTCTAGCCACTTGGCCATTGAACGGGATGGCGTGACCTCCCAATTGCAAAACATTACCCGCTACTACATCGCTGAGGGCGGTGGTCACCTGTTCAAGTGGATGCCTCCGCTTGCCAAAAACCCCGGCCAGTGGCGAAAGATTGGCGTGGAGTCTGGGTGGGGTGTTCAGCCCTGCAACGACATTAAGGATGCTGGCAAGTTGCCAGTGGATTACGACTACTACATTCGAGAAGTGGAGAAATTATGTTTGGGACTAGCTTAACTGGAACAATTATTCCCGTGTCTGAAGAAACACTTAAAGAGGTAAACAAGTTTATGAGCGCATTAGAAAAGCAAGTGGGCGGCAACCATTACAAAGACCTACCCATTCAACCCATCGAGTACATCCATGCAAACGCCATGGGATACATGGAAGGCAACGTGGTCAAGTACATCAGCCGCTGGCGCAAAAAGAACGGCATGGCTGACTTGGAAAAGGCCAAACACTACATCGAGTTGCTGATCGATTTGGAAAAGCGCAAAGCAGACAAGGAGTGCACCGGTGCTTGAAAAAGACATCGAGTCCAAAGTCTGTGAATACGCCCGTTCCAAAGGTGTGCTTGCGTACAAGTTCACCAGCCCCGCACGGGCTGCTGTGCCTGACCGTTTGTTCATCGCACCAGATGGCCGTGTGTGGTTCTGTGAATTCAAACGAGGAGGTCAGAAGGCAACTCCTGCTCAGGAGCGGGAACATGCCAAACTCCGCGCCCAAAAAGTAAATGTATTTGTAATTGATAACGTAATCGAGGGTAAGACAATGATTGATGTAATGGTGATGGGATGCTGACTCCCGACTTACTGCACGGCTATCAGCAAAAAGCCGTCAACTTCCAGTGCACCCGACCCAACTCGATGCTGTGGCTCGACATGGGACTGGGCAAGACCGTGATCACCTTGACCTCGGTGGCTCACCTGATCCGCACCCAGTTCCTGCGTGGCGTGATCATCGTGGCCCCGATCAGGGTTATCCGGCTGGTATGGAGGCAAGAGGCTGCGAAGTGGGAGCACACCAAGCACCTACGGTTCAGCATGGTCACGGGTACAAAGGACCAGCGCACCCGCGCCCTGCTGCGCCCGGCTGACGTGTACATGATCAACTACGAAAACCTTGGCTGGCTTGCCGAAACTTTACAAACCTACTTTGTCAAGAAGAACAAGCCGATGCCGTTCAACGGTGTTGTCTGGGACGAGATCAGCAAGTGCAAGAACTCGGCAACCAATCGAGTCAAGGCAGTCAAAAAGATTCTTGATGAGTTCAGTTGGACCACGGGCCTGACGGGAACACCGGCCAGCAACGGCTACAAAGATTTGCATGGCCAGTTTCTTGTGGTGGACAAGGGCACTCGTTTGGGCACATCAAAGACGGCTTTTCGCACCCGCTTTTACAAGAAGGTCGGGCCGTACAAAGAAGTGCCCTACGAGGACACCGAGGACACAATTAAAAAGCTGATCGGTGACATCACGCTTGAGATGAGCGCAGAGGACTACAACCCGCTGCCCGACCTCATGGTCAACAACATCGAGATTGAGATGCCCGATGAGCTGCGTACCAAATACGAACGGCTGGAAAAAGAGTTCTTTATGGTGCTGGACAGCGGCAAAGAGATTGAGGCGTTTAACCAAGCTGCCCTGACCAACAAATGCCTTCAGTTCTCCAACGGTGCAATGTACCCCGTGGCGGGAATGCCTTTGTGGGAGCCGGTGCACGACCTTAAACTCGAAGCGCTTGAGGAGATCCTTGACGAAGCCCAAGGCTCACCTGTGTTGTGCGCTTACGCTTACCGCTCCGATGCACAGCGGATCATGGACAAGTTCAAACACCTTGACCCGATCAACCTGACCGAGTGTAAGAGCGAGGCTTCGCTGACCAACGCCATGCACCGCTGGAAGACTGGCGACTGTTCCTTGATGATCGGCCATCCGGCATCGATGGGTCACGGTATTGACGGCTTGCAGAAGAACGGCCACATTCTTGTGTGGTATGGCCTCAACTGGTCACTGGACCTGTACGAGCAGGTCAACGCCCGTGTGCGCCGTCAGGGTCAGGGTGTGCCGGTGATTTGCCACCGCATCATGTGCCAAGGCACATTGGATCAGGCTCAGGCTTTGGCGCTTGATGAAAAGGCAACAACCCAAGCAGGATTGCGTAATGCGGTCAAACAATACCGCATGTCTAAAAATGTGTGATACACTGTGTCACACCACAACTAAGGAGTAATTGTAATGTTCAACGAATTCGTAACCTATTTCAAGTCAATGTTTGACATACCAACGGCTGAGATGCTGGCGCTTAAAGAACTTGAGGAATCCAAGCGCAAACTGCTTGACGCTCAGACTGCCAGAGAATATGCCGATTCGATGTGCAAGTACCGTGAGGCACAGATCAAACGCCTGACAGCATACTTACACATTGCCACAGCAGAAAACAAATGAGAAAACGCAGCAAGTATCGGCCTAAGCCAATGCTTGTGAACCCACTTGGCTACGTGCTGGAAAGCATGAAGCCGGTGGCGTATCACGACCAGTACCTGATCGATCTGAAGATCAAGAACAATCAAGCAATGGTAGCGCTGTTGCAGGGAAGGGCTACCCATGACGACATGGATATGCTGATCGCCATGAGCAACGTCACTGAGGCGCTGTGCCAGTTAGGGTTTGGCGATGAGCACAAACCGGTAACGGTTGATGGCCGAGAAGCCATCATTCGGATTGCTCACCGCTCTGCCGAAATCAAACGATTCACGCCCACCGGCCTTGAGATTCAAGCGCTCAATTTGCTTATGGAACTGCACGATGCCCAGATGGATGTGATCACCATCAAGGACATGGAACGTGCGCTTGAGTACATCAACAAAAAGGTGCGTCAGCACGATGTAACACGGTTGCCCCGTGTGGCTCAAGCGTAAACGCGAGTGCCAGCTTTGTCGATGATCAGCGCTTGTTTGCGCGGTGATCCGTCAGCTTGATTGGGAA